CGGAACTGTACTTTCTTGTCCGTTGCAACCAAGATATCCTCGCCCAAGCCGTCGATATAGGCAGTCCCATCAAGATACATGTCCTTGAACTGCAGGGAAAGGGTTCCGATATCCAACGTGTTCGTGGTCTTCGGCTTGATTTCTGTGGCACTTGCAATGAAATCTTGAACCGGACCCAAGACGGTAATAGGCGCACCTTCTGCTGCCGTGCCATCGTGGGTGTGGCCCGTTGATTCGTTAAATGCAGCTTCAATGGCGTCGTACTCTCCATCAATATCACTAGCCGAAATTATGTTCCCGTCTGCAATATTGTTAGTGACATCATTTCTAGTGTAACCAGTACCCATTTACCTTACTCCTGTACAAGCAACTTATTGTGCTTCCTTAAATTTTCCTCTGCAGGTATAATCTGCAAATTAGTATGTACATGTAGCCCACATACGTTCTTTCCATTTAATGGCACAATATGGTCTACGTGCATATTATAACCAAATGTCTTGTTTAACCAATGGCAGTGTGCATATGTATATTTTATTCTATCCATATCTGCCCATGCAGGTGTGGCATTTTTCTTCCTTGCTCTTCTTGTAGCTGTGTAAAAATACACTAGCTCTTTATTTTTTTCTTTCCACTTTTTAATGTTTCTATTTACTACATCTCTATTTTTTGCAGCCCATTCCATATTTAATTTATTTACTTTTTCTTTGTTTTTTTCGTAATACGCTTTTTGTGTTTTGAGTCTTTTTTCCCTATTTAAGAAGTGTAATTCAGAAACACATTGTTTACATTTAGATTGTAGTCCTATTTTAGAACGAGTGTCTTTACTAAACATACTTGCTTGCTTAAACACTTTACATCTACTACAAAGTTTACCGTCTTCCATAAGTACCATATTCGAGCGTAGCTGCGTCTAAAGAGTGAGGGGGGTTCGTCGAGTTCGCCCGGAACTGTAGCGAAACAACATACCCAGAGCCTACCATCTGGCTCTCAAATAGTCGTTGAATTGTACCGCCGTAACTTCCTGTTCCATAAATAGAGGTTCCGTAAAACGCTGGAGCATTTGCTCCCGAAGTGTTATCAAAGACGACGGGGGTTGGTTGAATAATTCCCGTCTCGTCAAAATCAAACAACAGATTTACCTCGCTAAAGAAGCTTCCGTCGGGGTCGGTGTACAAAAACATCTTGTAGATGGTTTTGCGAATCCGGGGGTCGTTAATTGGGATGTACGGGGTTGCAAAAGTCGAATAAATATCGCTTCCATCCAAACTGTTCCCTGACTCCATCTGATAAACATAACCGGTTGTGTTCGCGAACACGATGGTTTCAATTCCTTCGTAGAGATTGCTACTGGCAACGTACGCCTTAAATCCCCGTAGTTCTGCCCAGTTAATCCCCTGCTCTACCTGCGAACCAATAATACCTTGTGATGCGTCTGCCGAAAAGTTCGCGTTGTATCCCAGCAATCTGTACTGGCTCTTTGGGCGGATTACCACACTACTAAACGAAGTATTGCGGTTCACAAAGTCGGTTACATCGTCCTGTATTGGTTTAGATGCAACAGCAAGGTTGAAATCCCCTACCCGGTCAGTTGCAGACAGGCTTCGTATTCCGTCTGGCCCCAAGTAAAGCACATCCCCGCCAATCTCCTGAATTGTGTCGGTTTCTGTACATCCGGTGTCCAAAGTGATAGGCTGAAGTTGGAAGTCCCCAATCGTATTACCTACCAGCCGCTTAATAGACCTCTCACTAAATATTATAAGCTGTTCTCTAAAAATAATCAAGCCCGTAATTGCACTTCCGACATTTATTGTTCCGGCACCGCTTGCTGCAGAGAAATCGTCGTAGGTATAAGGGGCTGTAAACAGCAGGTTCGAACCTTTTGCAAAGAAAAGCTGGTTCTTGAAGTTTGCTACGTGGCCTGCGCCGTTGCCATCTGTAGGGATGCCGTCGAGGGCTGTAAAGAAAGTTCCGTCGTACACAAATGGTACGTTGGCTCCATCAACCCCTACCATGTAGTCGGTTCCGCTGTAGTTGAAGTTCGCGAACCGGTGTTTGTCCATTCCCGTGCGTTCTACAGAGAGAAATGTCAGGGCTGCGTTATCTGCAGGGCTGCTGTTCAAAGCAGGGTTGATAGCAAAGGTTGCAGAGCCGCTGGTAACTGTAGGAGTAGCCGTCAAGGTGTAGATTAGGTCTACGCCTGCAATTGTGAACGTATCTCCAACTTGTGGTGTTCCCGTAATACCATCTACAACCAAGCTAGTGCCGGTTTGCGAACCACCATCTACCAAAACAGTACCGTAATTAGGGGTGTTTATCTTTGTCCACCCGGAACCCGTCGATTTGAACAGGTCCGAACCCCGTGCTGCAATCACTGCGCTTTCGAAGGTGTGGACCCCGTGAATGATTCCAGAACCAGATACAAAGGTTACGGCATCTTGGTCAGACGGGTTGACAACCATCGTTTGGTCTAGGGTCAGGGTGGCTCGTTTGTTCGTTGAATCAAAAGATACACCGCCGGTTGCAATCGTGTAGCGGAACGACAAAACTGCATTATCTGCAGGTGCTACTGTTATTGCTGGTGTTATAGTCAGTGTAGATGCTGTACCTACAAGAGCCGTTGCTGCGCTGACTGTATATACTGTTGTGTCACCTGCAATAGTAAATGTGTCGTTCGCAGATGGAGCAACGTCCAAGCCGTCTACGTTTAGGCTCGTTCCTGTCTGCGCTGCACCATCCACAGCCCCGCCATCTAGTGAGAACACGTCGGCTACGGCAGGGGACGTATAAATGTTCCCGACAATTAGGGTAGTTCCGCTCTGCCCGTTCCCGTGAACCAGTGGCGCACCGTACGGGGGGACTATTGCCGGGTCGTATTTATCGTACCCTTGAACCGAACGATAACCACCTTCGATAGACGGTTCGTAATTACGAAGGATACGAGCCGACCCCGGAGCATTGATACCATGCTGCAACGGGGACATGTTCGTGATGAGGCCACCCTTAAATTCGATGGCGTATGTTTGCCAACGGTCAGGCATAGGCTTACGATGCTCTCATATAGATGTTTTCGTTAACCGTTACTGTCCTCATCTGTTTGATTCCCTCGTCGAACTTGCGCTGCGAAACCGACGCCATCTCTAGATTGTCACGGAACATGTAGGCGTAGTACATAGCCCCGTCGATAATCACGTGCCGGAACCGTTCAGGAATAGTCGGTACATCTGTGTTTAGGATTAAGTCAACAGGGTCCATGAAGTATTCGAAGTCAACCTGATAGGCTTTGTCTGGCATAGGAACCACACCCCACTCACCGTTTTGGGTGCGGAACACCCGTTCTGGAACCGCACCTAGAGCCGTGTTCGTTTCGTCTTCTTGGTCAATGAACCGGTCAACATATTCATCGTAGCTTATTTGTGTCAGGTGTTCAGCCCGACCAACCCCAAGAGCCGTATCCCTGCGAACCCGAAAGGTGTCGAAATCAACATACTTGGCTTGAGTTGGAATAGGATATCTGGTAACCCCTGCAGTCAAGGTCTGTTCGTACTTGTTGTGGTTGAACGGCCATCCAAAGTGTGCCTGATTGATGTGACGAATAGATGAGTTAACGGCTTCCTTGATTGCACTGTAAAAACCAGCAGCGGAAGCAAAGTTTGCAGATGTAAGCTGCGTCTCATTCAGGCGTTTGGCAACATCGTTAGTTAAGCTAAGATAATCATAGGCCATAGTTACCGGGTCCTTACTTTGAGGTTAACGGAGCGAATAGCTGTGCTACCTGTGCTATCTGTCATCGTACAGTAAAATGTGTAGTTTCGAGTGTTGACACCACTGGCGATATTGATGGTGGCAACCGTGTTGGTCTGTGACTGTGCAACATTTTGAATACTGTCCGTGGTTGCTCCACCCGATGCTGTAGTCAGGTCTTGGCCCGAAGCCAGAATGGTTCGCGTAGAGTACGCATCAGTCTCTACAGACCAGACGACTGTGGAGATTGTTGCCGAACCAAGAAACCGCGACCAGTCTATGCTGTAGTCGAGGGTTTCTCCGGGGTCTTTGAAGGGCCATTTATATGACATGGGTTACTCCACGTAAACTGTTCTTGTAAAGCTGTTGCCAATACTTTCTATGTGGACAACTCGTGTTTCTTGAGGTATGTTAACTGTGCGTTCGTAGGTAGTTAAAGCCATTATGCTGCCCTATCTATAGATACAGTACGGCGTCTGTCGTACAGTTCGCGAACCGCGTTGAAATTGAATTGTACTCCGGTATAAGTTCCGGTTCCGATAGTAAAGGTTCCTTGTACACCCGAAATTCCAGCGGTGGTGTAAAGCGTTAAACTCCCAACGGCACCTGTGGCTGCTACGCCTGTCGCTATTCTTTCGGTTGGTTGGTCTTCTACACCGCCGCAAGCTGCTGTTCCCTGAACACCCGTTAGCGTAACGGTATTGCTGTGTTCGAGTATTCCAATACTTCCCGAAGCACTAACACCACTTACTTTTTCTGCGATGTTAACCTGAACTGTGTTAACTACACCTGTTGCACTCACACTGCCCAGAGCTTCAGTCGGCTTTTCTTCTACGGCATTGACTGCGCCAGTGGCTTGAACACCAGTAATAGGAGTGTTAATGTTTTCCTTAACTGTGTTTACAGAACCTGTTGCAGATACTCCAGCCAGTGTTACTTTTATGAAGGCTCGTACAGTACCGATAGAGCCGGTTGCTGCTACACTACCCAGCCGTTCGGAGATATCTACTTCGAATCCACCTGCAACTATGGGGGCTATTGCACCGGTTGCAGAAACCCCAGCTATACTAACTGTGAGGTTTACTTCGCCGTATCGGGATGTGCCATATATGCCTACCCCGTACCGCGCTGACTGTGCTATAATAGCCACAGCCGTTTACCTACGCTATGCGAATAACAGCGTTACTTGCATCTGCTGCAGGGAACTCAATCGTTAAGTCACCAGCGGTAGCACTGACCGTGCCGCCGAAGTCAATTACACAGATTGCTTTGTTTGCCTGTGCTGTGTTGTAGATGATACAGCCGTCTGCTGATACGGTGACGTTGCTAAACACTTCGTCAGTAAAATCGACGATAGCAGTAGAACCATCCAAAGAGATAGTAGCACCATCGAGGACCTGACCACCAGCAGAATAACCAGTACCAGATGCTTCATCAGAGTTACCAGTTACGTCAGAATAATTAGTTGTGCTGGCATTATATGTACCAGCAGGGCTTGCTTTAATCAATGCAAGTTTCAAGGAATCCGTATCCAAATCATGGACACCACCAAGAACCTCTTGCTTGAAGCTATTACACATTGCAGTTGTAATTGCCATGATTTGTGTCTCCTATTAAAGTGAGGTTTCGAAGTATTCTTCTAGTGAGATTGAGATATTTACTGCGCTGTTTGCGCTGGCTAGTCCGCGAACCTTGTCGCCGGGGCTTAAAAATAGGGGGTAGTCTGTAATCTGAAGCAGCGAGTTCGCGGGAAGTTCGACTGTTTCAGCAAGGGTGTGGTAGGTCGTCGTTGATGCCTGATACCAATCTAAACTAAATGTAACCGACGAACCTGAAGCATTGTTGATATAGATGCTGTTTACGTCACAAGTAAACCGTGCGGGGACCGTATATACGTCTTGATTTGCCGTTGTGAGTTCGAGGGCAAGGGTGCGTCTTTTACGTTCAGCCATGTTACGCCCCGTTACTCAAATCCCAGAATGCCAAGCATCCGATAATATCATCTGTTCCCGAAATAGTTCGTGCAGCTAAAGTATACACGTCACTAGTACCCGCTATTGTTCTTCCCAACTGCAAATCAAAATTGTAACCTGTCGGTACGATAGCATCACCAGACGACTGATTTGTACCTTTCGTGTAGTTTTGCAGTACGATTGTGCCACCTGTTAAAGCTGTTGCACTAACATCAAAATCTACATTATCAAAGGTTGCAGTGTTGTAAGAAGCACCTGTGAGTGTGGCATTTTTAAGCAGCACTATTTCGTAGTCTACGTTATTTGGAATTGGAAACACCGTATAGTACGCTGGTAAAACTACGGCATCTAAGCTACTTGCATTTAATCGTATAGAAACCAACGGTTCAAAGGATGTAGTTACTGTTGTAGCAGTAGTCATACGTGCCCAGCTTAACGCTTTAACTTGCTGATAACCACCTTCGCTAATAACACTAGAGCAAATTTGCTTCATGTCTGCAGAACTAGACAACGTACCTGTAGCGGTAATCTCGTAACGAAGAGGCAAAATTGCCGTTTTCATGTAAACAGACGTTACGTCATTAGCATGATGAAATTTGTGGCAGACAATAAACTGACCGTCTATTACAAACCCGCATCTTACTGTTCCGACACCTAACCACTCAAAGTCCATAAACAGAATTTGTGCTTTGGGGCTTGTGGTTACGTTTAAGGTTTTTCCGCTTGGTCCTGTGCCATCTAACTTATCGACATTCCAATTGGATTGTGCAACATAGCCCGTATCACTTGCGCTACCACTGGTTGAGGTGCGTACGACAAAGCGTACGTCTGTGTCGTTTTGTTCGAAGTACACACCGTCGTTAGCCCCGAAAAAACCGACCCGCTGACGTAAGTTTTCTTGCTGTGCTGCAAAGACAAATGTCTGCATAACAAGCAAACTCTTGCCGGGTTGGTACGGAAATACCCGCTTTGTTTCTCTTATTACCTCATCACCTGAAGCAGTTGTTACAGACATCTGTACACTACTTTCGTTGGACAAGTGGGATGTAGCACCGCTACCTGTTGTGCTGGTGTCAAACTGCCCATCAATACCAAAACGATTTTGACTATCAAATAACGTAAATGGTGCTGCTGTCCGCAACCGACCAAATGCGTCTACGTTTGTTCCACCTAAAGCTACGAGGTTACCATCGCCTGTACTTGATAAGCGAACCAAATTTGGATACGAGGTGATGGACATCTATTTTACTTTTCTGTACTGCTTGGTTTTAGCTTGTACCTTTTTAGGCTGTCTGACGAATTGCTTACCAGCAGCAGTTCCTTTTCTTTTAGCACGGGTTGTAGCCGCGTACTCCTTCGACGATAACGCTTTGATTGCCTTTTCTGGAAGGTAGCGTTCGCCTGTTGCTTTTGGTCCCTGAGTAGATGGCTTTCCACTCTTGGTTCTCCACTTTTGCTTGGTCCAAGCCTTCAAGCTTTTCTGTGGTGACTTCAAGGCCATTATTTATTCCAATCAAGAACCTTGCGGTGCAGTTTCCAAAACCAGTTGCCGATGCAACTAAAGGGCCTGCCCATGTAAAGCAACCCCCATGCAATGTATCTATTTATCGAAGTAAAAATCGAAGTCGTCTTCAAGTTCTTCAATTGCAGCAAGTTTTTGATTTGCGTCAACCCAGCTTGTAAGTGCAAGGTTAAGCTTGTCAAGGTCTTCTTTATTATTGTTGTACATGTATTCAGCATTGGTCTTTTGGGCCTCATAAGTGTGACGCAGGGCGTCTATTGCAAGCTTTCGCATAGGGTTCTCCTCTGGCTATATTATAGAGAAAAACCTACATTTTGTCAATTGTTATTTAGAGCAAAGTAAATGAAGGTAAGAAACACAGCCGCACAGAAAACTACAGCCAACCCAATCACAACGTATTCGATAATCTGTTCCATCCGCTGTTCTTCGGCTAGTTTGGCCTTTTGCCGTGCAACCCGTGCCTCTGCTTGGAACTTTACCCAATCGTTCCACAAACCGGGACGACCACAGTAAATCATAAATTGTTTGAGTTCTTCTTCCTTTTCCTTGATGGCCTCTAACGCCATGAACTCTTCAAAATCGTTCCCCTGATGGAACGCACTAGACTTTTTCTTCTGTACCTTTTTTTGAAGGTCTTCCTTCGAACTAACGAACGAAGCAATCTGCTGACCCATAGAGGAGATTTCTTTGCCGTTTTGAATTGCAGTTTTGATAACCTGAAAGGCTGCGTTAGCAGCCGCGAGTTCTGCAAGCATAGGCGGTTCCTCATTTCGGTACGGGTTTGCATATTGCTACCATCCGTATCCGTCTTTCGTCGGTTGTTGGTACAGACGGTTGGTTAGACAGTCTGTTCGAAAAGTAGAGGCAGTGGTCTATGTCCGCGAACCTCTGGGTTTGGTCAACTACCGTTCCACCCAAGTAGACGACCAGAAGAAACTCAATCACGATACCCGCCGCCAGCTTTCTTATAAGCAGCGGCTAACATCTGGGCTTTTCTTGCCGACCACTGACCGGGTTTTCCACCCTTGCCACCGGCCTTAATTTGTTCGAAAAGTCGCTTTCTCATTGTGGGCTTAGTATAGTTGCCAGCTTCATTAACTCGACTTTTGCTCTGCGTTTTAGNNCTTCGACGGTTTGCTAGTTTTTCCAATCCGGCCACCTTTCGCTGCTTCTTGTTTCTTCTCCACGCCGCTAATTTTCCCGGCGTTGGCTGTTGCGTAGAAGACTTGCTCACCCTTCTTGCCCCCGTAGGTTTTGGTCATTGCCGCTTTGATTTTTTTACCCTTGGCTGTTAGTGGCATCAGAACTCTCCGTTTTTCATTGCATCAGATAAGATAGTAGCCCGTCTGCCTACCTGTCGTGCCCACTTGGAATCTAACATCTCCCAAGATGCGGCTTCATAGTTCTGTTCGTGAATTGCATTCCACATGTTTTTGAACTTACACAGGCGGGGGACACCCATGTTAAACGCCATGTCCATTAGAACCAGTTGGCGAACCGAATCCAAATTTTCTACGCACGGATGTACCGCAACCAACTCATTCTCGACAATCTTAATATCGTTCATTGCAAGATAGCGGGCATCTGCTTCTGTGATGCCGTGGTCATAGATAATACCCATGTTCGGGATATCCATGTATTCGAGTTCTTCCTTGCTAATACCCCGGTCCTTGAGATTACGACCAATACCGATGGTTTCGATACCCAAGCTGTCTTCGTAGACAGTCAGGACCATACCCTCGTGCTCAATTAACTTAGTCAAGAAATGTGATGCGTTATATTTCATTTGCTAGACCGTGTTTCGGTAATCCGGTGATTTGATGTTCCGGGGTGCTTGCCTTCGTGGTTCATCCACACGGCGAACGCTCCGGTCATTGCCCCAGTTACAACAGATACTAAACCAGCCTGTGCTGCACTGGGTTCTTGCAAGGTCATAAACCATTCGACGACACGCCACGACATGAGCGTCATCACGAACATCATAAAGCGTGGTAGGATTTTCCATTCCAATACTACTGCTGCACTCATCCAAAATGTACCTTAACTTTATCCCGCTTATTTAAGTTTTTCTTGTGTCTGCCGGGGCGACGAATGCGCTTCTTGTACGCTGTTAAGCTTGCGCCGATGATTTGTTTTGCCATTACTTCTTACCAAAAAATTTAGTAGCACTTCTAACGCCAAAGGATGCAGCAACGATGGTGCCAAGAGTGTACTGGTACCATGTTGGCATTGTTTCGAGGGCTGCGAATCCATCGGCTACAATTCCTCTTCCCCAGTCACCACAGAATACTAAGATGAGTGGGATGCTAAAAAGCAAAGTCAGCCATTCATCTTTCCATGATGAGGCTGTCGCATCTGCCATCTTCAAATCCCAGTCGATTTCTCCGGTGGCTTTCTTTTCCATGATGGTTGCTTCAGCTTTTGCTTGTGCAACCTTTGCTTCTGTTTTTGCTTTGCTGGTTTCGACAGAGCCTTTTAACCAAGTCCCGGCGAGTTCAGCAACGGGTCCAATCAGGGCAGTTAACATTTCCACCTCTTCCGTGCTTGACGCAACCGACTATTTGGATTTTTTGCTGCTGCAGGAAACTTCTTCATTTGGCCTGCAGACCGTGCACAAAACGATTTACGCCGTTTTGCATCTTTACTTCCGGGTTTTACTTTACCAGTAACGGCAGTCTTTAATTTACTACCGGGATTCTTTTTTCTGTATTCAGCTACGCCTTTTGCAGTCATTCCTGCACCAGACTTGGTAGGGCGATAGTTTGCACCCTTACCTGTCGTTGTTTTGCGTATAGGTGTTTCTTTTTTACGTGGCATAGTGGGTTTACCCCCGGCAGAGTTGACTGCTTATATCACAAAATTAAAAAATTGTCAAGGGGGCAAGTTGCCCTGCCCCCCGACATTTTAGTTACGAGAAGGTAACAGTCTGTGCAGTTTCTACACCACCTGTTACGTCAGCAATGATTGCCCAAACACGTACAACAGCGTTAATTGCGCCAGTTGCAACAGTCAAGTCAATCGTGTCAGCCGAAGCGTTCAGGTAAGGTACAGTCGTTGCAAAGATAGCAGTTTCCTGCGCTACAGCAGCTACAGTTGAAGCAGCTACGTAACGGTCAGCGTCACCGCCGTCACCAAGAGCAAGAGTACCAGAGTTACCTGCAGAGTCTGCAGTGATAACATTGATACCTGCACCAAGAACTACGCAATCAGCAGGAAGGCTGATTACTTCAAATACGTCAGCAGCAGCATTAGTTGTTTTGCTAAAGTCAACAACTTCGCTAACTACACGTACATTAGGTCCGCTTGCAGGGAAGCCGGTAGTACCGACACCAGTAATAGTATAAGTAGCCATTATCTAGTCTCCCTTACGCAGTTGTATCTACGACGCCACGAACGAGGGCTTCTGGACGCAAGACCTTACGGCCAAATACGTGCAAGCCACGAACGATGTCGGAGAAGGTTTCAGTTGACCGAACAACTTCGGTTTTTGCAATGTGAGATGCAGTTGCAACGGCTGACATGTGACCAGCCAAAACAATAGCTTCACCTGCAGCAGCAGTAACACCAGTGATGCTAACTGCGTCAGTACCGCCAGTAGTCAAAGCAGTTGACTTGTAGCAGCGGAAGCCAGCAATGTTGCCCTGCATTACGAGACCGTTACGCAGAGGCGAAGTGCCATCGCCAGTTACCTGTACTTCTGCAAACTTTGCACCGGCTGCGAACAGCTTGGCATAGAAAGCAGGAGGAGCTACGAACCAACGGTTTTCTTCAGGAACAGACTGTTCGTCAAGTTCTTTTGCCATTTCAAGCATCAGGTTAACAGCGTTATCCTGTGAAGTATGAATGGCAACTGGAGAAGCTGCTGTACCCAGTGCAGTGTTGGTGTTCAACAGACCACCAGCAAGTGATGCGTCATCAGCACCAGCAAGGCCAGCACCGTTAGCAATCGCCTGAAGGACGTTGAAGTCGTACTTGCGCTTCAAAGAATAGGCACCTGAAGAAGTAGCCAGAGCCTCAAAGTTTACATGAGACTGACGCTCTTCGATGTCGTCAATTTTGAATGCGAAAGCGTTTGCTTGGTCGACAACCATAGTAGTTTGGTCGTCGGCAAGGTCTTGTGGAGAAACCACTGAACCGCGTGAGTATGCAGACACAGTGATTGTAGGTTCTTTGATGATACGAACCGTATCGCCATAGTTCTCGATTTCGCCAGCGTAGTCGGTATTTGTGATGTCTTCAGCAACCGAAGCGCGACGGAAAAACTTGAGAACTTTCTGGCTAAAGATTTCCGGTGTAAAGTTACCGGAAGGCAGGTTGTTATAACCTGCAGCGCGAGAGAAAGCCATTTGCTTTTCCTTCCTTTATTGAGGTTAAGATTGATAGTCGATTCGCCCTTCAGCCCGTGCTGCGTCCAGTTCGCTTTCCAGCTTTTCGAACTCCCACGGTTTCATCTTGGCGATTTGCGAAGCTTTCCAAATCTTTTTACCATCTGTAGTTTCAGACCGTATTTCCCGTGCAGGGGTTTTAGTTACGGCATCTGCTGCAGAAGGCTCTTTGGTCTTCTTCTTTTTAGTTAAGCCAGCATCGGCTTTGTAGAGGTCTACGACCCGTGCTGCCCATCTAGCGTCGGTATTGTTTTTGTAAATACCATCGGCGATAGAAGCAGGCTGCTCTTCTAACCAGCCAAGAAACTGTTTATCTGATTTAAGTTCGCTAAAGTCCGGGTGCAATCTTAGCAGTTCCTCGTAGGCTTTCTGCTTTTCAAGTTCCCGTTCACGTTCCTTAATGGTTCCAATTTCTTCGCGTAGTTTTGCAACCTGTGTTTCGGTTTGCATACTTGAAACCGTTTGAACGACCTCGAACACATCTGGATACCGTTCTTTGAACTCTTCCAGTTCTTCTAGGGTTCGCGGTGGAGTTACGCCTCGTGGCATTTCCGCCGCCCGTTCAGTCATTGTCCTGCGAAGGGCTTCGATTTCTCCTTTGAACTCGTTTACCTTCGAATCGTAATGACGCTTCAAGTCGTCATACCGTTTTTTATAGTCGTGGTCTTCAGAAGCTTCCCTTCTTTGTTCCACAAAACTATCGCCCGCTTCGTCTTGCTGAGTAGCCATTTCTTTGGGGTCAGCATCACTTTGGGCTTCTACATTCTCCTCGTCGTCGTCCTGATAGACTTCTTCACGGTACTTACCTTTATAAAGGCTATCGTTATTGATGGTTCCAAACGAGTCGTTTGCTTTATTGGCACGGTGGCCTCTTGCTTTTGCCATTGTTTTACCTCTTCATGCGGGGCCACATGGCTGTGGGTAGCCGCTCCGGTTGTGCTGGGGCCACGGGTTCGTGGGTAGCCAGCGAATTATTCTAGGCTAGAAAACCGCCCCGCGCTGCTCCAGATGTAACAGGTCTTCCCTGACTATCTGTGACGGGTCTTCCTTGACTGTCCGTAACAACGCTTCGCTGTATGCGTTCTTCGGTTTTCTTAAGCCCTCTTTTGTTAATCTTCTCTAGGCGGTCTTCGCCAATAAT